GGGGGGGCTATGTTGAAAGAGATCAGGATGCCAATGAAAACAATGCATCGGTCTATGCATCTTACCGAGCACGAGCGGCTTACCTGACGGGACGCTATAACCGATTTGGAGACAACGATCAGGTTGCAGTTTCGGCGACGGGTTCATTGGTTGCGGCGGCGGGACGTATCTTTGCGGCCAATGAAATTGGAGATGGCTACGCAGTTGTGACCAATGCAGGGCCACAAAGTCAAATTTTAAATGGTGGTGTTAATTTAGGTGCGACCGATAAGTCTGGCCGATTCTTAATTGCAAATTTAAGACCCTACATGTCTCATCATATCTACCTAGACCCATCATATTTACCTTTAGAGTGGGAAGTTAGCTCTACGAATCAGACAGCGTTTGTGGGTTACCGTCAAGGAACTTTGGTCGACTTCGGTGCTCATCAGGTTATTTCTGGATTAGTGAAACTGGTTGATCAAAACAACTCACCGTTAATGCCGGGTTATGCCGTTCGAATTAATGGTCAGCAAAATGGGATGGTTGGATATGATGGTGAAGTATTTATTCCAAACCTGTTAAAACAAAACAAACTTGAAGTTGATCTTCTAGATCATGGCTCATGCCAAGTTGATTTTGCGTATGAAAATAAGCAATACAGTGCTAAAAAATTGGGGCCTTATGTATGTCGATAAATATTGCTAGCTTTAACCAGCCGACAACTTTTAAAGGTCTTTCATTTATCCTGAAATATTTTTTGGGAATGAGCTTGCTATGCCTGATCTTTACATTTTTTAACTCTGCCCATGCAAGTTGCACAGTTACAGGGACACCTTCTGGTACATACACATACACTGCCGCAACAATTAACAATGATGCAGTTCTGACATACACGGGAACAATACGTTGTTATGGGGGGCGTACAACACCAGAAATTTCAGGTTATATGTGTATGAAAACTGTATTTACGGGAACAACAAATGCAATTAACAGTGTTTCATTACCTTACACCGTCACAGCAACTGTAGGTGGAGCTGGGTCTTCTACCACCAATCAAAATTCGAATGTCTGGTATGGTCCAGTAAGAACAGTCGCTTCAAATAATGTTATTAGTTACTCTGTAAATATAAAAGTACCAGCCCGTACAGGGTCGCTCATGGCATACCCTAAAGGAACCTATACTGGCACGGTTCAGCTATTTTGGGACATGCAAGCAAGCTCTAGCACTGTGTGTGAGGGCGATAGTGGTGGAGGTTGGGACTCGGGTAATACCACTATAACTGCTAATTATGTTGTGCCAAGTTTGTGTCAAATAGATTCAACATCAAATGTCGATTTTGGAAATATTAATGATATTGGTAAGACTACTCGTGATTATACAGCTCAAGGAGTGGTAAATACGACCTGTAATAATGGACTGCCATATAGTATTTATTTAGGGGATGGAAATAACCGTATTGCTGGTGGCTTTAGGCAGATGACAAATGGTAGTGGTCAATATATCCCATATCAGTTATATCAGAACTCGAATTATAGTGCGGTATGGGATACTACTGGTGGTGTAAGCGCAGTTGGAGGTTCTGGAGGTGTTTCTAAAACAGGTTCGGGCAATTCTCAGGGTACAAATGTCTATGGAAAAATTCCGCAAGGTACCACTATTTCAACAGCTCCGGGTAATTACTCAGATGCGATAGTTGTTACAGTAACTTATTAATTATTTATTGGAATTTAATGTTGAATATATTTTTAGAGGTTGAGTTGAACACTTAGCATTTAAAAAGTGGTCTATAAATTTGGTGTTTAATTGTTCTAATTTAAAAGAGGCAAATAGGTTTTTTTAAACAAAAGGTAGGGGTGATAAGTAGTTAGCGGTAATGTTGTTTTAGGATGAGTAAAAACAGAAAAAGACAAATTAAAAAAATAAGAAAAAACATCTGATAAATATATACCTTATGAATATTAAATGTATTTTTACACAAGTTAACAGATTGTACAAATTAAATTACAGTTCTCTTTTCTTTATTTATTCTTTCTTATCAATAAAAAATACTTATAGAGACAAGTCGATTCTCAATAATTTAATGATTTGTATTGGAAAACAAAGTGTTAAAATTGAAAAGCTCAGATGCTCTGATATGTTTAATTGTATTTTATTCGGTGAATCTACGAATCGAAATTTGTGGATGCTTAGTAGTACTAAAGACAAATGGCTACATGCGTGACAGCTATCCCGAATTTTAACCTCATGAAAATACAAAGGTTTATAAATTGTTTCAACCACTTACTATCCAAACTCGACTTGGTGGATTCTACTTCTTTTATAATATACCTGTGGTTTTTGTATTTTTATGAAAGTAAATTAAAACAAGAACTTATAACCGGAAAATGACGTATTTTATTGTTAACTAAAAATGCTTGTAGACTATTTGTAGACTGTTGAGAAACATGGTTAAATCAAAGTTCGCTAAAACAGGTTTAAGACATGAAACTCAACAAATCTACTGTTGATGCTATTCCATTAACTGAAAAAGGTCAAAAAATATATAGAGATGCAGAACTGATCGGTTTTGCTGTTCGGGTAACTAATAAAAGTAAAACCTATATTGTTGAAAGGAGGCATGAAGGTGAACTCTATCGAGTGACAATTGGCAAAACTACCGATATTCCTGCAACAAATGCACGAGCAAAAGCTCAGATGATTCTGGCGAAAATTTCAAACAATGAATATGAAAAGCCTATCAAATTAAAGAATGTTGCTAATCCTTTAGATATTACAGTGAATGAAGCTCTTCAAATTTATATTGATAGAAATGACTTTAGACCAAAAACAATTAGGCAGTACCGTAAGTACTTTGATTTATATTTGGGGTGGGGCAACAAAAAGCTTTTCCAGATATCTAAGCAAGAAGTACTGGATCGATTTATTGAGGTATCAGAAGTAAGTGAGTCGTCAGCAAATGGTGCTGTATCTCTTTTAGGTACCTTATGGAAGTATATTCATGTTCTTTATTCAACAGATGAGAACCCGATTCTTAAAAGTAATCCAGTTGACATTATTTCCGTAACAAGAGGTTGGAATAAAATAGCAAGTAGGGATAGACATCTCCATAAAGACATCATTCACAAATATTACAATGCAGTGCTTCATTATGAAGATGAGTTAAATCTGGAAAATACTGCTAGGTCAAACACGCATCGGGATATCGTATTGATGTGCATGTATACGGGATGCCGTAAACAGGAGGCATGTTGTCTAAAGTGGGCTGATGTAGATATTAAAAATGGTACTTTAACTTTTAGAGATACCAAAAATGGTTCAGATCATACTTTTCCTATTGGTGATCATCTACACAGTATTTTGCGTGAACGTTGGTTATTAAGAGAAAACGATTGGGTTTTCCCAGCTACTAAGATGCCTACTTCGTGGAATATGCATGCGACTAAGGTAGATACATTATTGAATAGAGTGGGTAAAGAAGTTGACTATTACGTTTCAATGCATGATTTCCGCCGTACATTTGCCACTATATGCAACCTTTTAAGATTTAATATTTATGTGACAAAAAGACTTCTTAATCACACGGCTAAACCAAGAATTGATGTGACAGGTGGATATGTTCAAATTCCAGATGAGGAATTAAGAGCTTCAATGAACATGATTGAAGCGGTGTATCAAGGTAAGATTGATTGCTTTAATTATCAATCTGTATGGGCAGAAAGATTAAAAGAAATAAAGGCGGTCTAAACCGCCTTTAATCAAATAACTAATTTAAGTTTAGAAGGATTTTGTGGCTGTAAATCTAATTGCGTAATTTTATTTAATAGATCTAGAGATATATTTAATTCATTAGCTATATCAATTGCTGAAATTCCTTTTTTACTTAAAGCTTTGAAACATGTATTTAGTAAAGTTGGAACTTCTTTAGGTATTTCATGATCTTCTGATTCTAAAATAGCCTCACCAGTACGCTTCAAATGAATAAAGCCACTACGATAACTTGTTTCATTTAAAAGATCTAAAGATTTAGCTCTATAGAGCAAAGCTGCCTTACTTATTTTCCAATTTGTTTTCATCTCACTTAATTTATTCCAATTAAATCTACCATTAAAGCAATTACGGAAATGAGAAATCATCATTTCTTGTGGAATAAGTAAAGCACTAGCAAAACGATGCGCTTGCGACTCAGTGAGAGTGTCACCTGTAACACAACCATCATGTAGTACAAGATGTCCTAATTCATGAGCTAAATTAAAACGCTGGCGACAAGTACTACTAATTTCGTTATTAACAAAGATTGGTCTTTTAGATGCAATAGATAGAGCATCGACTTCGCTTGAAACACTTGGAAAAGTAGTTACAAAAATTCCAAGCATTTCAGTTAATTGAGTCATATCGCTAATAGGTCCCAACCCTAAATTAAAATATTTTCTAAATTGAAGCGCAGCATTTTCAATATCTTGAAAATTCTTTACAGATTCAACAGAAGGTATTGAATACTTAGGGAGCCTTAAATTTGCCTCTATAAATTCTACTAACCTTTTTAAATATTCACCCTGAGCGATCACTGATTGCTTTGTAAAAATTTTGGCAGTTTTGTTGCTTCGAAAATTGATTTGTTCTTCTTGTAAAATCGGATGAGAACTGTAAAAAATATCCGTTTTTACATTGAAGAAGTTGCTAAGTACATCAATTAAATCAGGTGTAGGAACAACTTGGTTCATTTCAATTTTATGCAAGAATTGGCGTGACTTACCAACATGAATTGATAAGTCCTCTAAAGACAAATGATTAAATTGACGTAAGAGCCGCAATTCTAGACCATTAAAATAAGTATTCATTTTCTCATCAACTTTTGCCTATTTGCTGTTGAAGATTTACTTGATTCCGCTTGCATCATCTAAATCATCATCAGCTAATAGATCATCAATATTATAGCGTTTCAATTCTGCTGGTTCTGGCAATATAGCCGCTGGATCAAAAATAAATCTAGAAGTCTTATTAGATGTCCAAGCTGTAATCGGCTGTAATTTCTGGTTAAAACCAACAAAAGCGATAAATGTTTCTTCGTCATCAGTTTTAGCTGGAACCAAAATGAATCGCCAAAAAACAGGAACTTTTGAATCAGATTCAAATAATTCTAGATTGTAACTTTGCTTAAAAAAGTTTGGTCTTTTCGGTTTTAAATGATCAGATTCTTTAAAAAAACGGATACCAGGTGTGTTTCCAATTTTAAAGGTGAATTTATTTGAAGAATCTTCTAAATATGTTGGAGATGGGGCATTGCCACTACGAATTTCACGAGCAAACCTATTACGGCATCTTCCAAAAATTGCACAACTGATAGTGTAATTATCATCATCTTTTCTACTAAGATCTTGAGTAGTTTGTGAAAAAACTTCTAGCATATGGTTAGCAAAAAAGCTTAATGTTTCATCATTCAGTGATGCATCATAATAGCTTGGAGGGGGATTCTTCGATAAATCCATAATTAAGTCCTAAAGAGATTTGGGCAATCAAAATTTATTGCAAATTTTGAAAAGTGTCAACTAAAACTTTTTGCAATTTTAATTATTTGTCACCCAATATTTATCATGGAAACTACAATTATTTCTTAACTGAATCCTTATACAGTTGCAAGTTGCGCTGTATTAAGCACAGTCCTGCTTTGCTCATACTTTAAAACGTCTTTCTTTTTATATGAAACACGTCTTCCAATTTTCGAAAAAGGCAGTGATGATTGATCACAACGCATTCTGGCTAATGTCCAAGGCGAGCAATCTAAATAAAGTGCTACAACCTCTTGAGGAAACTTCTGTTCTTCATTAGCCATTATGAAGCGATCCAAATATTCTTGTTGCTCTGCATCAGATAGATTTCTCAGATCTTTTAACATTTACTCCTCCTTACTTTCCGCTTTAACTTCTAATTGAGTACCCTCATAGGTGCCGTCACCCCCACAATTCAGACAATGTGTATACATGCCTAAACCATCCCCATCAGGACAGAAGTTTTCAGGTAATGACTCGTTTAGAAAAACGTTGCCCCCAATTGGCTTTGTGTGAATATGAGGGGCAAGACCGTAATAGGGGTAAATGCATTCACCATTTCCATCATCACAAAAATCACATGTTTTAACTTTTACTTCACTCATCTATTAGCTCCTCAACTCATTACGTTCTTTCTTCAATTGACGCAAAAGGTTGTGAAGAGTAACGGTTACAGCTTTATCTAAACTTTTAGTTGAATGGAATTCGGCAAGCTGAGAAAGCGCTAAACCAAAAATGTGGTATGCAAAAACCTTTGCAGCCTCCGGATTATTTTTGAGAAGCTCCTCAGTACTTGGACAAATGATTTTTTCAAAAATATGAACAGCTACCTGATCTGGAGTACCTTCAATACTGCTAGGGCTCAAATTAACTTCACCAATAACTTTGCTCATTGTTCAGCTCCCGATTTGCGCTCTTCCTCTTCAAAAAACGCATTCATACTTTCATATTGATCTGCTTCTTTTTCCGCTACCCATTTGGCATTGTTATTAAGAATTTCTTCTGCTTCTGACTTTGATTTACAAACCTTGATTTCAGCTAAACCAGTTTCTTTATTAGTAATTTGATAAACACAATAAAGTTTTTGAGTGCTCAACTGAGCTTGAACATGTTTTTCAACAACAAGCATATCGTCTGTATAAATTTCAGATTCTGCGATTAATGCTATTAACTGCTCTTCTGTGCTGGCGAAGTTTTCTGGTTCATCTGCATCTTGCCACCATGTAGAGATTTTAGATTTTTCAACAAGCACGTGAGTTTCGGGCACCGCCTGAGCTTTGGCTCTTGCTTTCCATGCCTTAAACATCTCGTGTTTTAGATATGATTTATTGGCGTATTCCTCAGAGGTAGAATCTAATGGCAATTCACCATGTCTTTTAAAAAAATAAGCATCAAAATCTTCAATTTCTTGGTTTAGATCAATCATTTAGGCCACCATTCTATAAATACGTTTAACTTCATGGTCCAGCTCATCCATTGCAGAGCGACCTTCTTTGAAATATTTCAAAAGCATTAGTTTGTATCGCTCTTGAGCTGCTTTGTTCATCACACCTTCGTTGCTTACTGAAAGGGTGCCTTTATTACCTTTAATTAAGTTCACGCCGTGCGGTGTGCCTTTCCCGCGATACCCGGCATTTACGTTGAACACAATGAACTTCTCGAAAAGCTGCATTGGTAGCAGCTTTGGCTCGAAAAGAAACTCTGGAGTAGTTTGTTTCGACATTAGAATGGTTCCTCCAGTAAAAAATTTTTCATGCTCTAATCCCTGTTTTAGACAATATTTCAATTTCTTGTTTTACTGCTTGAAGTTTTGCCGCTTCAATTTGGATCAGGGCATCTATGCCGAAGTGCTCACAAACTGTTTTTACATCGAGGCCACGTTCAGCAATAAAGTTTTGAAGTTCATCTCTTTGTTGATCTGAGATACCGTCAAATTCTGGTGGACTAATCCAAGTGCCACGTTGCTTATCAAACGTGCAATTCAATGCTTTAGCTCTCATTAACATTGCTTGGCGCATGTTCTGGTAATACATGTGTTCTTTATCAAGCGACTCAGTTAATTGATTAAGGTCACCTGCATGCTCAGCTTCTTCACAGCTTTGTTTCCAGTTTTCTAGCTCTTCTTGGGCTTTAGCTGCTGCAAGTTGTGCAGGCGTTAAGGTGTTAATGTGATCTTTAGCTTGAGTAATCAGGTCAGCCAAGAAAGTAGGATGTGCTTTAAGATCTGGTACCCACACTTCACCAGTTTCACCACCTAAAGCACCTGAGTTTTTCGCATGATGTGTAGGCGAAGGTTTGAAATTAATAACGCGGGCATTTTTACCTTCACCAGTAGTAACAGTTGTTAGATAACCCATGACATCTGCTATACGGTAAAGCTCGTTACGGTTTTTACCACCTAGATCTGGTCGGTAAATAATTTGATCACCGTTTTGATCTTCTGATGCGTGTGCAATGAAAACAACATCTTTACCTAAACTGATCAAAGTATTGATGTATTGCTTGAACGTTTGGTTCGCTAAACCTTGAGCCTTTAACTTTAAAGAACCATCTTTTTGACGGTTATTTGCCGTAAGTAACAGGTGGGTTTTAATGCATTCAAGCATTGCACCCACGGTATCAATGACAACGGTTTTATATGGTGCTAAGTCCTGCGGAGTAAGGTTTGCAACATCACTCCATTGTTGAACCTGTACAACTGCACCACGACGTAATTCACCAGTACGGTGAGCACCACGGTCAAAGTCAAAAGAAATTGCTTTTTCCGCAGTAAAGCCCATCGATGATTTACCTAAACCCGGATCTGCGTATAGGTACACAATAATTGCTTGAACCAATAAAGTTTGGTCAGCAGTAATAATCGGTAGAGCCATTTTTATTATCCTTATCTTGAGCCAGTGAAGCCGCGCTTAGTTTTATAAGCTTTGCGGTCATAAGTAGGAATGTTTGTTTCACGCAGTTTTATTGCGAGCTGCTTTCTGCGTTGAAAGTCGATTTCTTGTGTGAGTTCATTCCAAACTTTTGGATAGTCGGTTTGAAACTTATACACATTTAAAGGCGTCTTAAATCCGTCTTTAACTTTGTAAAGAACTGAGCCATTAGCATTAGATGCGTACACTTGCCAGCCAATACGAACAGAGTAGAGACCCTTATCATCACGGCCTAAAAATGACTTGTAGCCGTCAGGGTGTTTTTTGAAATTAGTCATCTTTAAGCCTCCACCAACTTGTTACGTTCGATGAAACCTTTTAGAAGACCATTGATGTTTCGGATGTCTTCAAATTCGGTGAAATCGTTATATGACTTACCATTAACATCAGTGATTTCATTTACTGTGAGTTGGGTAATATCAACAGCGGTGAATTCAGAACCCGGAACGCCGTAGCTGTCTGGATGAGCTTCAAAATCAAAGCTAACGTTTAAACGGAAGCTATCTAATTTAATTACAGCAACGCCAGAATGTTTACCTGTGATTTTCGCGGTTAACACACCGTAAGTACTTGGTTGAGTTTTAGGTGTAAAAAGAGTAGGTGCTTCTTTTGTTTGGAAAGCTGGCTGCAATTGGCAAGCAACTAAAGAACCACCAGAGATTGCAAGGGCAGCCATGCTGACAAATGCAAAGGAGTTGAAAGGGGTAGCTTTTACGTTCATAATTGATCTCGCAGTTTGCAAAAGCACATCGGACCTGGGGAGGGGCGGTGTGCTTTTTTGATGTCTACGAGATAAATATAAGAAAACTTAGTTTTATTGTCAATAAGAAATCTTATTTTAATTTAAGAAAGCTTACTTTTATGCTTTAATAGACAAAAGAAAACCCACACGGGGTGGGTTGGATGGGGGAAATATAAAAATAATTAAAACAAAAATCCAAGTTTTGAAAATAAATAAGACCAGTTACCACATTCAATATTTAGTTTTTCACAAATATTGGGAACTTTCATGTTGTGGCCTTGTGATTTAGCATCCCAGTTTAAAAAAGGATTTCTTTGCTCGCACGTTATAACACAAGCATCTGAACCATAATGATGAGCCAAACTAACAACATCAAGATCAGCGTAATTATCTTTTGTTACGTGGTGTGAATTTTTTGATGCATTATATTTTAATAACTCTTGTTTTAAACCAAGGATTGATGCTCCGTGTTCATTTGGCTTGATTTGATGAACGCAGAAACGATCAAGAAAGGCATGAAATATTGATTCATCATACTCATAGTCTGCAATCTTTTGTTCAATTTCATGCAAAACAGCTTCACACATATAAAACTTAACTTGGTTGGCTAGTCTGGAGCTTTCTAAAGAACTCCATATTTCCTTAAATATTTGTTCTGGATAATTTCTGTAACAAAAGTCTAATACAGCATTTGTATCTAAGCTAATTTTAATCATTATTAGAAGACCTTTTGCTGTAATTCTTTAAAGGCTGACGGTTTTGATGTCTTATGGAATCCAAGAATATTTTTGGCGGTATTGGATGATATGCGCTCTTGCCACATTGCACTCATAACTTTTTCAACAAAGTTGTAGCCAAAATACTTTAAGACCATATTTTCCTTCTTAGAACCGAACCCCCCACCATTTTCTTTGGGTTTGATGTAATCTAAATAATCAGCAAGCTGATCTTGATTTATTAATCCAAGTATTTTTAACTGAATGGCAATAGCTGCCTTGCTTGCTTTTGTTTGTTTTCGAATAAGAATAACATTCTCTTCGATGGTTAAATTTTCATTAAAGCAATCAGCCACAATATTTTTTGGGGCTAAAACATACCCTGTAACTTGATCACAATATTTTTCAAGACTATTGTCAGATTCTAGTAATCGCCCATCAAAGACACTACTACCTAATCCCAAATGGACAATTTCATGAACTAAAGTAAATAGCTTTCTAGATTGAGATTGTCCTGAGCTAAAAATGGCAATAATGGGTACCGCATCAAAATACAAACACATACCATCCGAGCCAAATTTATCACGCCCTCTATCTATAACTACTACATCCATGAGCTCTACAATGTCTCTCCAAGCATTAAAGTAATCATCTGAATTCTTGATTTTTTTGCTGTGTGTGTAAAAACCAAAATAGTCAATTATTGCTTGAGCATCTTCTTCTGCATTAGTTCCGCTAAGCTTCAAATCGAAAGCTTTAGGCTCTTCATTCAGAGAACTTAATATAGATATAAAGTTATCTCTAACTTGGCAAAATTCCTGCACTAAAGCATTTTCTTTATATCTATCTTCTGGGATATCTATATGATTTCTAAATTCTATTATTTCAGGCGTATTACGCTCATAGATAAAATTATCAGTTGTTAGATACACTGTTGGCACAAATAAAACTTTTGAAATAGTTTCTAATTGGCTCAGCTTAAATACTTCAACTTCATCCAAGGCCTTATTAATTTTGCTTTGAGATATCTTAGTTAAATTGGCGAGTGCACTCGCTGACACATTCATGTCAGTCATATAGCGCCTTAGCGCATTTGGTGAGTGTTTAACCAATTCAATAACCATCAGTCTTTAAAAGCCTCTTGTAGATACCTAGCATTATACTAGATTTATTTTAGCATTTGCTGAATTTAGCCCAATTAATTCCCAATCCAAAACCCCACAAAGCAGCGTAATGTCTGCCTTCACCTTATCCAATGACTGTGTCGGGTTCACAGTTTATTAATCTTTGGTTTTATTAATCTTTTGCCCAAGCTTTCCTTCTTTTACCAACTGCACTACTTGTTCATTAGTAAGCACAGAAATAAAGACTTTGTCGCCAATATCTTTAGAAAGAATCTTCACTTCTTCGGCTGTTAGCACCAAAGCTTCACCATGTTTCGCAGCATCATTGATGCGAGCAATAATCTGGTTGATTGGTAGTTTAGAGCTATCCATAAGTCTTCCTGTGATTAATGCGAATAAGGATGTTCTTGTCTGTGCTGACTTGGTGGTACGATGTCAGTAATAGCTGTAATGCTTTCTACCTCATCCATTTCAAAGAAAAATCGCTCACCACCATTCACAGAAAGCAAGCTTAAAACCCCGCCATTTATGCCAACAAATTCTTTAATTGTGCATCTTCCATCCTTCAAGCATACCTGAACAAACTCATTCGGCACGAGTTCCGCATCTGGATCACAAACCACATACCAGCCATTACGAATTGCTGGAAACATTGAGTCGCCAGTGCCTTTAATGCCATAGGCTCTTGGTCCTGCTGAGTGAGTTGGAACATACCCATCTCCAGCATTGCCTTCATAACCCATATCTGTGAAATAGCCATCCATGCCCATCTTGGAGTAAGCCTTAACAGGAACATATCTTTTTTGGGTGGGGAATGATTTAACAGGTGTTTCAAGAAATTTAACAGCATCTTCGCTATCGGGAATATTGTATTTTTTCTTAAAAGCTTCGATATCCAGAACTTTCAATTGTGTAACAGTGCTATCCAACTTAGGGCCGCTTTCATCTCCATTAGTTATATATGAAGTCGACACTCCGAAATAAGCGGCCATTTTGCTTAATGGGTCTGCTTTAGGAGCATAAGCATCTTTCTCCCAACCAGTGACATTGGGCGCACTAACTCCGGCGATTTTTGCCAACTCGCCTTGGGTTAATTTCTTTTCTCTTCGTAAGGCGCGAATACGCTGACCCATAGTTTCTAGATTCTTCATATAAGTTATCTTACATCTTGCAAAAATAAGTTATCTTTGTTTTAATACTAAGAAATCTTATTTTTGAGGTTGCACAAATGACCAAACAGGAAGCTTATGAGTTGCTTGGTGTCAATGGTGTTGGCTTAGCAAAGTTATTAGGAATTGAGCCACCTGCTGTTTACCAGTGGCCAAATGAAAAGATTCCTTTAGCTCGCGAATACCAAATCAGAGATTTGGCAAATGGCAAAGAACCAATCAAACGAACTACTTCAAATGCTTAGGACCTAACCATGAGCAAATTATCAGTTGATATATCTGCAAGCGCCAGAAATGGCGTATCCCGCATATTGCATGGTCTTGATATAAGCAATCAAAAAGAGATTGCTGAACAATTAAAAGTTGATCCAAGCACTATTACTCGGCTTAAAACGGATAAGAAAAACAATGGCTTGAATGAAATTGAAATGTTTTGCGAGCTATTGAGTTTACTTGGTTTAAAAGTCGTTCCTAAAGATTATCAGAGTATTGATAAGGAACGTGTTGCTGCACTTTTAGTCATGTCTAAAAGTTGGATGAACCGTATAGAAACGGTGGATGACTTATTTCATGACGAAATCAGTGGTCAAAAAGAAAAGCTTGGATATTAAAAAACCACTACCTGCTGTAACAGGAGTGGTTAGGCATTCAATTGAGGTGGATCAAATGAACACAAACAATTTATCAGAACAACCAATCGAACTCAACTCACCAGATTTTTTAATAGGTGACGTTGTAGTGCTTACTAAAGAGTGCCGTACTTTCAAATCAAATGATTTGTTTGAAGTTAAAAACAAAACTTTGACTAGTTTATGGACCATCAAATCAGAGAAACATTTGATTCTAGTTTCTTCAAAAGAAATCCGCACAGCAACAGTAGCAGAGCTCAACGCTAAACGCCGCCTAACAAAAGCTGAGCAAGCATTAGCGGAGGTGTCATGAGCAGCTTTACACAGCAAATCAAAGATTCTCTTCATCAAAGTGAAATCCAATCTTTTTATGAACCTGCATTGCGAGTGCTTGGTCACCTATTTGAGGTGAAAAAGCAAAATTTACGTAACAAAGGTTATGACGAAAATAATGCGGCGGTAACCAAAGTTGAATTTTCAGAGGCTATGGCTCGTCAATTTCGCATAACGCAGTGGTTAGCACAACAGATTGTAACCAGCTTAACCAAAGCGTGTTTGGTTGATTCGTTTGGTGGCTATGTTAAGCCAAAGGATGGTGAAAAGTGAGATATGCAGCAAGAAGAAAACAGGATATTTCCGTTTCCACCACACCGCTAGAGGTGGTAATTCCACTGGAACAACCAGTAAAGATCTATTCGGCTAAAGAATTAGCAGCCATGCCGCTTTCAGTTATGAATGCCGCAATTGAGGCTCAGGAAAGATTTTATCAACTTGAAGAATTAACT